CGCATCGGGCTGTGGTTCGACAAGGACAGCCAGCAATTTTTGGAAACCCCGAAGGATGGGCGACGATACATCGATTTCGGGGCGAACGCCTGGAAACGGGAATGGGGGCTTCGATGAATACTATGACCACACGCGCGACTCTGCCGAATCTTCCGGCCGAAAAGTCTGTGACGGTCACAAGATCGCACATCCGACTCAACGGCGTGCGCGTCACAGACGCCGAAATGCGGGTGCTGCGCGATATCGCGGCGAGGATCAAGGAGGGGCAATCGTGATCACCATCGGCGCGGACCCTGGCTTGACTGGGGCGCTCGCTTTTCTTGACCATCGCGGGGGGCTCACCGCGATCGAAGACCTGCCGACATGCGCGATCGAGACCGCAGGCCCCAAAGCCAAGGTCAAGCGCAAACTCGACGCGCGGGCGCTGCGCGACATCCTGCGTCGCCTCGTGCCAGCCGATGAGAAGGCGCTCTTCGTGCTCGAAGACATGCAACTACTCGGCGGCTCCTCGGTGCAGACGATGGGCGCTCTCGCGCATACGCGGGGCATCCTGGAGGCTGTCGCGATCCTGTGCGACCTGCGCATGGCCTATGTCACGCCGAGGCGTTGGAAGCGCTTCTACGGCCTCGACAGCGACAAACGTGCATGCCTCGACATGGCACGCACGCTCTTTCCCGATGCTCCGCTGAAGTTGGCGAAGCATCACAACCGGGCGGAAGCCCTTTTGATCGCGCGGTATGCGCTGCGCACTTTGACTTAGGAGAGAGGGATGACAAAGCCATACGCCCCGCACCAGCAGCGCGTCCTCGATGAAAAGGCCGAACTCGACGTGCGGCTCTCGAAGCTGAACGCGTTCTTCGGTACGCCGATCTTCACTGGTCTAGACAAGGATGAGCGTGAACGTCTTGCCGCCCAGGCGCGCGTCATGGGCGAATACTCGCGGATCCTCGGCGATCGCATCGAAGCGTTTGAATAACTTCCATAGGAGAGAGGGATGAACACAGCAGTAGTCACGCCGCGCGACGGCGACCAGCAGATCGAAGACCTGATTCAGGCCAAGGGCAAGACGGCGTCGCGGGTGACGCCCGACGACATCGAGGCGGCGATTGTTAGCGAGCACTACTTCACGGCGGCAGAAGGCGCGCTCGGTGCTGCGGCTTCTATGCCTGATGGTGGATGGGAGGACCCAATTGGGTTTCCATGTCCAAGCGCTTTGGGCCTTCTTACCTTCTGCGTGCTTGTGCTGCGCAATGGATTCACAGTGACCGGCGAGAGCGCATGTGCCAGCCCCGAAAACTTCGACGCCGAGATCGGCCGCAAGATCGCGCGACAGAACGCGGTGCAGAAGATTTGGCCGCTCGAAGGCTATTTGCTCAAGCAGCGTCTTTCACTGACCGCATAGGAGCCCACCATGCGCCTGCGAATCCGCCACATCCTCGCCGTCGCGCTGCTTATCGGCTGCGCGTACGGCGGCATGCGCTACGAGGCGACGCGCATCCAAGCCACCTGCGAGAGCGACTCGTCGCCGACGGTGCTCAACGGGCACGCCTACGTCTGCCTCACGGCTCAGCGGGCGTGGGAGATTCAGCAGGCGTTGGCAATGAGGAGTTCGACATGAAACTCTGCAAAGACTGCAAGCATTGCGTTCCGCAGTCGGCCTACTCGCTGGCGCTGTGCGGCCACGAGAAAGCCAACCGCAGCCCCTACGACGGCTGCCTGACGGAAGTCGTTCACTTTGCTCGAACGGTAAATGGAATCTGCGGCCTGGATGCGAAGCTATTCGAGCAGCGGGAGCCGGAGCCAGCCCAAGAACCCCCAAGGCCCGGGTCGATCTGCTTCGAAAAATATCAGGCAGACATCGGGACGCCGTGGTGGCGGCGCCGCATTTTCGGAGGATGAATGGATCTGGCGACGCTTGAGCCGAGATTGGAGAATTGGGCGCGCGCGCAGCGATCAGGAGGGTTTGAGCGCGGCGGATCGGCTGAATCTGCCGAGAGCCGATACCGAGCGCCCGGCTGGCGCGAAGTGCGCGCGGCGCCCATTCCACCGGATCAGGCCGACGCGGCGCTCGTGCAGGCCGCATGGCTTCGGCTCATGCCGCTCGACAAGGAGGTGCTGAAACTGCACTACGTGTGGCACGCGCCGTCATCGTTCATCTGTCGACGACTCAAACTCAAGCAGGGGCGCGGCCACGAGCACGTGTGGGATTTTGCGCTCTACCATGCGCACGGTGCGATCTCGTTAATGCTTGACAAAGCCGATGAATTTGCAAAGCCAATACGCTGCGCCTATAATGCGGCGCAATTGAATACCGAATCCGTCGATTGACGAGTGAGCTGGCCTGAAGGTCTGGGCCAGCTTTACTCCGATATCCCGAGCCCGCCAGGTGAAAGCCTCGCGGGCTTTTGCTTTTGGAGCCCGAAATGTCCAGAAATCAGCTTCACGAACATGCGCCCCCTGAATACCGCCAGACCAAGCGCGTGACGGGCGACTACGAAATGGACGCCTCGATTGCGCATTGCCGCAACCCGGATGTGCCGAAGCGCTTGAAGCTCTACGTGGCGGACGACAACGCCTATGCTCCGCGAACGGGCTATACCGGCTACCAGAACTACAGCGGAGACGATTGATGCCGTGGACGATGCGAGACGCCTACGAGCACACGCACAAGGCGACGACGCCGAAAAAGAAACGCCAATTCGCCAAGGTGGCGAACAAGGTGCTTTCGGAATCGGGTGACGAAGGCAAGGCGATTCGCATCGCCAACGCCGCGGTGAAAAAAGACAAGCGGAAGTAGATCGCCATGCCACGCCAAAGCGAATATCGCCCCGCGTACGCCGAGCTCGCGCGCAACTATTGCTTGCTCGGTTCGACCGAGGCCGAGCTCGGCATGTTCTTTGGCGTGAGCGATCGCACCATCCGCACGTGGAAGGGAAAGTATCCTAAGTTCGCGGCGGCCATCGAGGAAGGCTCAACCCATGCGAACGCACGCGTCGTCGGCGCGCTTTACAAGAACTGCCTCGCCGGTAAGGAAACGTCGATCATCTGGTGGACGAAGAACAAGATGGGATGGCGCGATCGCGTTGCGAACGAGCACAGCGGCCCGGACGGCGGTCCGATCCAGCACCAGCATGTGGTCGCGAGCACGGCGGCAGAGTTGCTCGAAAAGCTCAAAGGCTAGGCCGTGAAACTCTGGTCCCTCTCTCTTCGCGACGCGATCATCGAGTGGGACAACTGGGATGCTGGCGGCACCGATTTGGCGGGCATTCGCGCGCTGTGTCTGGCTGATCGCTTCTACCTGCTGGTCAAGGTGTGCAAGCGGTACGACCTGCTACACCCGTGGCTCTACGCGCGGTGTCGCGAGGTCGAGCAGGCGCCGGACGGTTACCTCGATCTCTGGGCGCGCGAGCATGGCAAATCGTCGATCATCACGTTCGGCGGCGTGGTTCAGGAAATCCTGCGCGACCGAGAGCTGACCGTCGGTATCTTCAGCCACACGGCGCCGATCGCGAAGAAGTTCCTCGCTCAGATCAAGCGGGAGTTCGAGGGGAATTCGCTGCTCAAGGCTGCGTTCCCGGACGTGCTCTATGACGATCCGCAGAAAGAGGCGCCCGTATGGTCGCTCGATGCCGGAATCATCGTTAAGCGCGAGGGAAACCCGAAAGAGGCCACGATCGAGGCGCACGGGCTCGTCGACGGCCAGCCGACCTCTCGACACTTCAAACTCATGGTCTACGACGACGTCGTAACGCGCGAGAGCGTGAGCACGCCGGAGCAGATCGCCAAGACCACGGAAGCGTGGGAGCTATCCGACAACCTCGGCAGTCTAGGCGGGCGCAAATGGCACATTGGCACGCGCTACAGCTACGCCGACACGTACGACGAGATGCTCAAGCGCGGGGCGGTGAAGCCGCGCGTCTATCCGGCAACCGACAACGGGCAGATCGACGGCAAGCCGGTTTTGTTCGATGAGGAAACGTGGCGTGCCAAGGTCATCGCGCAAGGCGAGGCGACGATCTCGTGTCAGATGCTTCAGAACCCGCTCGCCGGCAAGCAGCGCATGTTCGACGTCGAGGATCTCCAGGTGTACGAGGTGCGGCCGGAGACACTCAACGTCTATATCCTCATCGATCCGGCGCGCTCGAAGAAGAAGGACAGCGCCAACACCGCGATGGCCGTGGTCGGTGTCGACAAGGCGCTGAACAAGTTTCTGCTCGACGGCTACAACCACAAGATGGATCTCATCGAGCGCTGGGTCTTCATGCGCAACCTGTACGTCAAATGGGTGCGCCAGCCCGGCGTGCGCATGGTCAAGGTGGGATATGAGAAGTTCGGGGCGCAGGCCGATCTTGACTACTTCCAGGCGCAGATGAAGCTGCCGAGCGAGCCGTCATTCGAGATCGAGGAATTGGGTTGGCCGGCGGACGGAGACGGCGCGAAGGTGGATCGCGTGCAGCGCTTGGGCCCCGACTTTCGCGCGCACAAGCTCTATCTGCCGTACCCGACGACGAAAGACAACCTGACTGCGACGCAGCGCCGCATGATCGCCGAGGGGCGCGACGAACTGGTTTCCTCGCGCATTCGCCGAAAGGACGAGCAGGGGCAGATTTACGACCTCTCGGACCAGTTCCGCTTGCAGGCTCATTACTTCCCGTTCGGCGCGCTCAAGGACCTTGTGGACGCGGTCTCTCGAATCTACGACATGGACCCGAAGCCGCCCGTCATCATCGATCATGCCGCACTGGAGCCGGAGTACACGTGATGAGCAAAGGCATCGCAAAACCTCACATTTACCTACGTCACGGTTGCTGGTGGGCTGAGTGGCGCGGCCATGTTGCGAGTGGCGTGACGCCTAAGCGCGCGTATGGATTCCTTCCGCTTCGCTTCATTCCGTTGTGTTCTCACTCGCTTGATCTGACCTATAACCCGAGGCGTCATGGCTAATTCAATCCCGCCGAATCTTGGCTATCCGGTCACGACGCGCACCTACAACTGGGGCGACGAGGTACGGCGCCAATGGGGCTCGGAATGGTCGCGCCCCGACGTCGCCTACGAGATGAGCAACGGTCGAAAGT